TGGTGAGATAGATGGTGTCGCCCGGCGACCAGCTGTTGAGTTCGCCACCCAGGCGGCCCACGGTGCCACTGCCACTGGTGTCGGTGTCGTCGCTGGTGGCGGTGTTCACCGCGTTGGCGCCATACTGCCAATTGGCCCGGAAGCGTCCGGTGTCCACGGGCGAGCGCTGCACCACGTTGGTGGCCGCTTGCAAGGCCAGCATGCGTGTCACCTGGGCGGCGCGATCACCGGTCAGCCGAACGAATTCCTTAATCTGCAAGCGAAACACTTGGTTGTTGCTGTTGCTGCTCATGCGCGCACCTGTAGCGCGTGCGTCACCGCAAGGCCAGCGGGAGACAGGGTTTCCACGTTCACCACACGGTAGCTGGTTTGTCCAACCAAGAGGGTGTCGCCAGGGCTCGGCACAGCGCCCAAACTGAATGGCGGCATGAGCACGCGCTTGTCGCCGCGCATGATGACAGAGCCGTCCACCTGGGTGTCGCGGTAGTCAACCACCGTGCCCACGTTCGAGTAGGACGACACGGTTTCTGGCGTGACCGAGCCGGTGGCCGGGTTGTAGCCACCGGCAACAGTTTTGGTCAACACGATCGGCTGGCCAAACTTTGCAATGAGACGCTGCGCTGTTGCGCGCTGCGATGCGAAGGCGTCGGTGCTCATGCGCGAACCAACCGAGCGCCAGCACCGGCATTGCGAAGGAAGGGCGACAGCAGGCGGTCCACAGTCACATAGGTCATGGTTCGCTGTGCGCCTTGGAAGTAGCTGGTGGAAATGGGGCCGACCGACTCGCTGGCCACCTGGGGCGCCACGTCGGCCAACAGCTCGCCAGCAGCAGCGCGCGCAGCCAACTCAATGCAGGCCCGGACCACCTCGGTCGGGATCACGCTGGCGGCGTAGAACGGCACGCCCATGTAGCCCTGAATGCTCACGGCGTCGGGCTGCGGCACGTCAAAGCGCGGCCAGTCGAGCGCCTGCGTGGTGTTCACGCGGTAGCCCTTCCAGCGCATGCGGTAGGTCTGGCCCATGTAGTCGGTGGCCAAGCGCAAGGCGGCCTCACGACCAGCCAGAGTGAGCTGAGCCCAGGCCGCGTCACCACGCGCAGCCAAGTGGGCGTCGGCGGCGGCCACGCTGGCGTAGCTCTCGCTGTCAGAAGCGGCAGCGCCGGTTTCAACAGTCAGCGACATGAGGCTACCTCGAACGAATAAGGAAAGGAGTCACCCAGCCGAACGCAGCCGTCACGGCCGAACTGTTGGAGCAAATGCTGCATTGGCATGGCTCGGCCGGGGTTCTCGTTTGTGGCTCAGTCGGCTTGGACTGTCCAGCCAGCGGCAACGTGCGCAGCCACAGCAGTGGGATGCACCTTGATACCGTCGTGGCCGAGCTTGACCACAGCGATCAGCATTTTTTCTTCGGCGGCTTTGCTGGCTTTGCTGGCGCCTTTTTTTTCATTGGCAGCATGTTGAGGGGCTTGTGGTTCATGGCTGGCGTCCTTCGGGGTGTTGTCGTCTGTGTCGACGGGTTTGGTTACTTCTTCGGTCATGGTGTTGTCCTGTTTCGCGTTTGATGAAAAGGCGCCGACCAGCGCTCCAGGCGGAACAGTGGTCGGCGCTTGGGCTCAGCCCTGTCGATCGGTCCTTCGATCAGCCTTGGATGACCGCGATGTGCTCGCCCTTGATGACGGACACACCCCAAGCCAAGCAAACTTCAATCTTCACTTGGCGGTACTGGCGGTAAATCCGCACCTCGAAGGCCAAGCCGGTCATGGGGTCCACCAGCACAGTGCTGTCGTCGGCAGAGTCGCCACCGATCGGCAGCGCAGGCGCACGCGAGGCCAGCACGATGGCGCCTCGGCTAAAGGCCATGGTGGGCGTGTAGTTCGCGCCAATGGTCATGGCGTTGGCGGTGGGGATCAGGATGCGCGCACCAGGGTTGGCCAGCACAATGGCGCCCGCTGCGGCGGCGCCGGTCTTGATGACGTACTTATTGGCCGAGTCGGCAGCGAAGGTCACCACGTCACCCGGCAGCACGGTGCCGGTGCCAGTGACCAGCGCCATGTTGCGCACGCCAGCGGCGGTCGCACCAGAGGTGACATAGCTCGCGCCGGTGCCGCGAATGTGCTGCTCGATGCCGGCCGAGTTGCGCAGCGCGAAGCCTTGCACCCGGTCGGTCATGCCGTTGCGCAGCATGTCGTTGGAGCCAGCCTCATTCACGCGGAACAGCACCGACTGACGCCCGCGAAGGTTGGCGATGGCAGCAGAACCCATTACCAGCTGGAGGTCGGACTTGGGCGCTCCGTTCTCTTCCAGAATCCGCATGGCTTGCGCGAAGTCGGTCAGGTCGCCAGCCACACCAAAGGGCGTGGTGCCGGGCGTGCCGAATGCACGCGAGGCGCCGTTCTTGGCGGCCAGGGCAAGGTCAAGCTCGACCGCGTTTACCAACTTGCGCATGGCGTCGGTCATCTGGTCGGCCAGGAGTCGGTTGTAGGTGCCGTTTGAGCCAACAGCCAGCTGCTCTTCGCCGTTCCAGCGCACCGGGGCGGCCTTGGCCCGGGTGATAACCACGTCGGCGTAGTCGGCGGTGGTGTCGCCCGTGTTGCCTGGATTCACGCCAGGGGTAATGTCCTCCAGCTCACCCGACACACCGATCGGCACCCGGACGACTTGGTTAATGGCCGCTCGCTCGGCGTTGCTGTCACGCGCCACAGCGGGGATGAAGCCCACCATTTCACGCGACACAACGTTCAGCGCCTCGTACAGCGTGGGAATCATCTCGTCCAGGGTGTTGGCACCCAGGGCGAAGCTGTCGCGGGGCTTGGTGGCCCAGCCGTGCAGGGCGTCATAGAGACGGGCAGCAGCGGTGGACACAATGCCAACGGGTTGGAGGGCGGCCGCAGCGGCAACAGAGATCAGGGCGAGTTTGCCCAGCTTGGAGAGGGTGGATTTCATGGAGAAGTTTGCTTTCGAGGGTTGAGAAAAGGGTCAGCCCGCGATTGCGACCCTGCCCGCCGTGGCCAATTTCTCGGCAGGGGACAAGGCCTCAAACGCGGCTCGGGTCATCGACTTGCCGCCACCACCACCAGCACCACCGCCACTCGCGCCACCGCCGCTTGCGCCGCTGCCTTTCAGGATTTGGTCCCGATAGGGGTACTGGCTCACCAGCACCTCCAGGCCTTCCTCGAAGTCAGCCAAATCGCCAGGGCGGGTGCGGCTGAAAATCTTGTTGCCTGTTGCGTCGTATGCGACTGTTTTGCCGTCTTCGATCTTGAAGTTCTGCCCGAAGCGCGCCTGCACCAAGTCAGCCGGGATGGCAAACTTGTCGGCAATGAGCTTGCTGCGTGTGAACGCGCCACCGATCTTTTCGCCGAACAGCTCGCCCTTGAGGGTGTCGCGCTCTTTGACGATCGGCTCGAATTCCGCACGCACAGCCTTGATGGCTTCGGCTTTCACTTTTTCGACTTCACCGGCATCCACCAGCTTCTTGTCGTCAAAGTTCTTCAAGGTCTCCAGGGCCTTCTTGGCCGCTGCTGGGTCGGTGATGCCTTCAAAGGCCTTGACGGCTGCCTCAGCCGACTCAGCACGTTCGCGCTGCGTCTTGTTCTCACCGTTCTGGCGCGTGATCGTGGACATGGCGGCTGGCGCGTCGAACGCCACCTCCTTGCCGTCGTCATGCACATAGACCGGCTTGCCGTCTTGAAGAACCACGTTTCCGTTGGCGTCGAGTTTGAGTTTCATGTGATGTTGTGTTCCTTGGTCATCCGACCTTGGCGCGGCGGGTCTTCCGACCCGAAAAGCCCTTTGCCCAAATCCATGGGGTGCAGGCGTAAAAAAGCCAGCGCTTGATGCTGGCCTTCTGTCAGGTGACCAACAGCACAAGGCTGTTGATCGAATGATTGTCTACTGTCTGCTGTCTACTGTCTACTGTCTACTGTTCGGACCTAACCGATGGCGCCTCCCCAGAAAGCGCCATCGGTCAAATCACTGGCGGGCCGATTGCGCTAGACCTGCTGGCGCCCTACTTGAACTGCCGTGGATAGCCCGGAGTGAGGCGTGGTCAGAGGTTGCAAGGATTGGGCTGCACCCATGGGCCAAAAAGTCGTGTAAAACACCCATGCCAGCCGTATGTCGGGCACTGTAGACCAATACCTTTTTGGACGCAAGCAAGCGCCGCAGGGTAGCGATGTTTTTTTGGGGGTGGGGCTCAGCCGAGCACCATCAGGCGACCATCTGTCCAGCAGGCTGCGCATGTCCACCGCTTTTCACCTCCTTGAATCTTGCCGCGCATCACGGTCAGGCCGGTTGCAAGCGGCACGAACAGCGTGCTGCCACAGCCGCACACCAGCACCTCGGGGTGGGCGGCATCGGCTACCCGTCGACGCACCTTTTGGGCGGGGTTGGGCAGCGGTGCAGGCACCAGAGCGAGAGCGGGTTTTGGTGTCATGGTGGGCACAGTCTACGGCGCAGAGAACGCGTCCAGCTCACTGAGGTTGAGCCAGCGGCCTTTGTCGTTGGTGAAGCGATCGAACGTCACCTTGCCGTCGCGGAACAGCTGACCCCGAACCGGGCCGACGATGGCGTTTTGCCGCGCTGGCGTCTGCGCGCCGAACCACTGGCCATAGGTGAGGTCGGCTTTCACAGGCCCGCTGGCGCTGGCTCGCTGACCCACAGGGAAGTCCGGCACATTCTCCGTGCCCTTGATGCCCAGATCGGCGAACGACTTCAACACCGGCACCGATGTGCTGCGACAGTTATGGCTTATGATTCCATCCGCCAGATACCAACCAATCTCAGTCTCCAAATTATGAACAAAGAACGCCGATACGCTCTCCCTGCTGACCAAGCAAACGCAGTCAGTCTTTATGTTGCCAACAAGCTCGCGCCCCGTGAGATTTGCAAGCAATTCGGAATCAGCAGCACAAGCCTTTGGCGCTGGTGCGTTGCTGCTGGCGTGGCTCGAAGCCGATCCGAAGAATTGATGGCGAGATGGGAGCGCGGAGAGAAACCAAGCACGCAGGCCGCTCATGCAGCGGTGCGCGGCAGAAAGCGCAGCCAATCCGAGCTTTGCAAACAAGCCATCACTCGACAGCTGCTCGGCAACATCAAGGTGTCTGACTTGGAAATTGAGCTTGCTGGCAATCTGACTGAACGAGGCATACCCTTTTTGGCCCAACGCGCCATAGGTCCATACCTCGCCGATTTCACCGTCGGTCACGTCGCCGTGGAAGTCTGGGCGGGTCAGTGGCACTTTTACGGGGAGCACGCCCAGAAGTTTGGTCGCCGATTGCGCGAGTTCTCCAAACGTGGTTTTCACACGCTCATTTTGTGGTCGACCAAAGGCGGAACCGCCTCCAGCCTCGCACAACAGCTCGTCGCCAACATTCAAATCCCCGATGGCCTTCCAGCCGGATGGAGTGAGTACCGGGTGATTCGGTGTAGCGCGCACACTTCTGCCATCTGTAGTTTTGATGGTGACCAGTTCGCCAGAATAAGAGCGTCGATAGAGCTTGCTCACTCCACTGGGTGAGTCCACCAAAACCTCTCCAGCAAAACAGTTCCAATGCGCAGCACCCGGCCCACCCATCCACGTCATGCTGTGTCCCATGGGCTTGTTCGGCTTGGTGGCGGTGAACAGCTTGCCGTCACGCGCTCGGCAGATGGGGCTGGTTCGGCTGTCCAGCGTGCTCACCCAGCGAACGCCCTTCACCACGTCGGCGTTGGCCTCCACCGTCTTGGCGCGGGCCACGGCAGCCACATGCCCAACAGCGGTTCGCACCACCGCCTCGGCACTGCGCCGGTCAATCTCCAGAATGCCGTCGCTGTAGCCCAGCGCCTTGGTGCCGCGCACGCGCTTGACGATCTGGCCAACTGTCTCGCCCTGCAAGAAACCCATACGAACAGCGTCACGCATCCGCATCATGCGGACTTCGCCCAGGCTTTTGCTCCACTCACGCAACAGTCGACCTTGGAACGGCTGCGCCATGGTGGCGGCGTAGACCGCAGCGGGCGTGAGTCCCACGGCCGGCAGCGCAATCCCCAGCGGCTTGGCCAGCAGGTTGCTCTGAAAACCCAGCTCGCTTTGCGACAGCGCGAACAGGTCTGTCTCCAGACCGTCGGTGGCGCGCTCGTACAGCGTGGCGTTGAGCTGGCGCACGCCCGTAAGCTGTTCCTCCAGGCGCTGAACGTTGTAGCTGGCGGCATCACCCCCTGCTCGCTCCATGGCCTCGGTGAGCTTGCCGAACAGCTCCACGTCGGCCTTGTTGAGCACACTCATGACGCGGCGCACCACACCGTTGGCGTAGAGCGTCACCCCAAGCTGGCGGCGCACACTGGCGTCCAGCAGCAGCTCGTTGAGACTTTGCGAGCTGGCGGCCATTACGCGACCAGATCAGTTTGCTGATCGGATGGCTGATCGGATGGCTGATCGGATGACGCACCCAGCGGCGGCCCGTCCTCGGCCACGCGCTCCAGCTCTTCCACCACGTCAATGTCGGCCGACAGGATGCCCCGGCGCTGCACCTCCTTCAACATGGTGCGCTTGCTGAGCAGGCCCGCCTGCTGCATGGACAGCAGAATCATGGCGGTGGCCTCGGCCATGTTGGCAGCACCGAAGTCCTTGAACAGCTCCACAGTGCATTCGCCAGCGTCCATGCCCACCCAGCTGCACAGGTACTCAATGGCCAGATCAAGCGCGTCTTCGGTGGAGGCGGCCATGCTTTGCAGAACGCACATGCCGATGGAGTCTTCGCTGGCCACCTGGGTGGCGGTGGCTTCGGTTTGGCGCATCACCAGCAGCTCGGCACCGGCTTGGCGCATCTCCTCCTTCAAGTCCTCCAGGCTTTGCCGTCCGGCGCCGATGGCAGAACCCGTGTGCTCAAGGTAAGCAGCGCCCGCACCCATGGGCAGGGTGAGTGCGTTGCTCGCGCCAATGGTGAGGTCAACCACCTCGTTCAGTCCACTCACCACCAGCACCGGCACGCGGGCAACGTGCAGAATGTTGTCCTGATCGCTTTGGCTTTGCCAGTGCTTCACATTCAGGTGCGCCATTTCCAGCATGGGTGCGGTGGCCTGCATGAAGTCGGTGCGGTGTCCGTACACCGGCACAAAGGGGATGGATGTGAGTGTGTTCGCGCCCACCTTGAACAGCACCCACTCGGCGCTTTTGGCGTCCTTGCGGTACAGCGCAAAGGCGCCGGGTGTGAGCACGCGAATTTGCTCCACCTTCTTTTCGCCGAACTCGCCGTCTTCCTCGGTCACATATTCGCGCAGGCGCAGCATGGTGAGCACAGCGCGACCGTTCTGCATGGCGCTGCGCCAGCCGAGAATGTCCCAGGCGTTCACGCGCACAAAGTACGGCCGCAGACCGGCAGCGGATTCCTGTGCCTTGGTGACCGCAGCGCCCGGATCAACAGTGGGGAAGTCCACCAGAATGCCGGACATGCCATAGGCCAGCGCGGCTTCGAACACGTCATGGGCGAAGGCGTCGAGGTTGCGCCCTTGCAAGTCGGCGTCCTCTGTCAGCCACAGCTTGACCTGCTCGTTCATTTTCTCGCTGTAGGTGATGGGCTTGGAAAACGGCTTGCTGGCCAGCGTCTGCACCGTGCGGCTGTAGGCCGGGAACAGTGTTGCCACCTTGAGTCGGGCGCGGTGAACCTCGTCGGCCTCGTTGGGCCACTTGGGCATGTGGGCTTCACCGGCGCTGCGCATGGCCCGCGTGCCACCCATGAGGGTGCGCAGCATGTCGGTGTCGGTGCAGCTGGCTTTGCTTTTGTCGGCGGGCGCGGACACGCCGGTTTGTTTGCTGGTGCTCATGGCTGGGTCACATTCGTAGGCTGGAGACAATGGCGCTGCGCTTGAGCACCGGGAATTTGTAGGCGATGAAGTAGCCGCCCGCGTCTGGCGCATGGTCCATGTCGGCCGTCTTGTCGGGCTCGCCGTTCTTCGTGTATGACTGCTTTTCCAGGCTCTCGGTGTAGCTCGGGCAGGTGTCGGGGTTCACCTTGTAGCCCTGCTCGAACGCCTTGTTCATGGACAGCACGCGGTCGCGCACAGCCGGGTTGCTGGCGTCCACGCACACCTTGAAGCCCGCTTGCGTGAGAAGCGACAAGTCGGACTGGCTGGCCCCGGAGCTGCGCCGCTGCTGGCCCGAGGCGTCGGGGTAAA